CCTACAATAGTAGCACCAACGATTTTAATTATTTTTTTGTCGTGACAAGTCACATTTGCTATTTTTACGTAGTAATACTCATTTACACCAAGAGAAACAGTTAGAACTGATTTGAGCACACCGTGCACACGCCTCAGTTCACGGCGTGCGAAAGTGTCAGATACCGCTGAAGCAAATCCCGTGCCTACAAGACTGTAAACAGCCTTGGTATTATCATAGGTCGGGAGGCCCGTTTCGTCGAGCCACACTGTTACGTCCGAAGTTATATGTCCGGTTCCATGGCTTCTGCAGCAGGATCGGGGTCGATCACACCAGTCTGAATTAACGGCCCAGTCGCTAGGTCCAACGATGCAGGAGTCAGGGCAGGGCGTGAAGCCGGAACACTTATCTTTGTTTCTAAAAAATCCGACCTTCTGTGTAGAGGTACGATTCTTACCGACGGCTTAGCTTGGGACAACTGTGATACAGCCCGCAAAAACTCAGTCCTTTTGACCGTTACTAATGGTTCAGAACAGAATCCAATGCGCTCTTCGCCACAAAACCAAGTTAAAGCCTTTTTTCCTAGTTTGTAAGAGAAAGTTACATCACCGTATAAAGTTGGGATCTCCATCCAAGAGTTAGATCGTTTTTTAATGTCTCTCCAATTAATCTCGAACCTGGGTGCTATGTCATCAGGGTTGTGCACATAGATATATCTGCCTGAAGCATTGTCCGCCCAGTTGTGAATGCGCATTTTTGTTTCAGAATTGATGTCAGTGGCAATGACGTCATACCCGAATAAGCGCATCATGGACATGTACTGTGAGAATTCAGCAGGATCAGTGAATATCATTTTTCCATCTCTGACGCGATGTTTCACTGTCACACTCGCACTGTCTGCGTTCATGTAGTACCCGTCATCATTTACTCCATAAGATAGAGATGGATATGTCACTGGAGCATAAGCCATGATGTTTAACTTAGCTGCCGTGCCATCCATGTCAGACAGGTCGTAGCTTTCCGCTGCTGCAGGATCTTTCACGTTAACTAATTGTTTAGTGTCAAGCAGTCCCGGAATCGTCGCCAACCTGTCGACACCCGCTGATGTCTTGTACCTGAAATCGCATTCACGGCCATACCGCATACATGTCAAAACTGTGTCCACCATCATGCCCGCATTGGGACAATCGGCGAGGTTAGTGGCGTAAGACATAAAACTGTCTCTATCTATGTCGTCATAGCTTGTCACTCGTGTTAGATGGAATATTTCAGTATACACTGCTTCCATCAGGGCCACGCTGTGAACTACTGCGCTCATAGACGCTTTATACCACGAATAGAAACAGTCTTGCCACTCAGGGCCCCTAGAGTACTGAGACCCCATGTAGAGCTCTGGTACTAAACCACGAATCCAGGCAGGTCTAGGGATCCTGACTTGGATGGGATTTTTGTGCCATGTAATAGCTTCTGCTGACCTGGGTACCGGCTTAGTTAGCACACTGACCAACATCGAATAAGCAAGTTCAAAGTCTCTATAACATGCGTTCTTCCTCACAAACTCGCCGATGGCTGCCTTCATCTCTGAAGCTTTCAGGTTATGAATAGTAGGTACTTGTCCTGGTGTGCGACCACCTACTATAACTACCTTTTCTGAAAGCTGTGGACTACTGTGCGTCAACAAGAATGCTTGATTACTTTTCCACTCTGCGTGTGCATGGCGAATCATCACGTGCATCACAGGATTTGGGTTACTGCCGATGTCGTAAAAGACTTCACTACCCTGGACGTCTGCTGGTGTCTTAGTATAAGTAAGATTCACGTCTGCGTCCATTACCTGGAAAGATTCCCAAAGCAAACACTCGCCATCGACACCAAAAACTTGTTCATTGGTGATCGAGATATGACCGTTGTCATAATAATTAGCACCGCCTCTGTACTTCATCG